ATTTAATAAATAGCTTAATGTTGTTTGTGGTAATTTTTTCTCTTTTGCCTGTGTGTATTTATCTAATAATTGGTCAGGTGTTTCAATCATGTATCTACTGCCATAATTTATTGAACACCCATTGTATGCCGATTCATACAGATAAGAACCTATGAAGTCAGTCAACAAGGTCTCTACAAGCTCTAACCCCTTCCTATACTTATCTAACCTGTCTGATACTGGCTGCACATCTATGAATCTACCTGTTGCCGTTTCATTTTCCCCTTTTTCAATAACAGTCCCCCATTGGCTAAACCACATCATATCCTTTAACAAAGACAACTCACCAGTCATCTGTATGAGATTTTCAGAGGGTGGTGTTATATACCCAGCAATATCGGGCGTAATAGTAACATCATCAGTGGTCTTTGGCGGATTAATACCTATAATATCAGATACATCCTTTTTTAATGAATATCCAGAGCCGTTACATGTTGTACATTTGCTTCCATTTACCTCTCCTTCACCTTTACATACACTACAGGATGAGAGGTACATCCAGAATAAAGGAAACCCATGGGCAAATTTATATATGGCTTTTACAGAGTTATCTAATAAATATTCATCTGCCAACTCGACTTCATTGTCTATTGATGATTGCTTGAATTTCGTGTTAGTATCCTCAATATTCGATATCAAAACTCCCGGAACTTTCTCCCACGGGTTTTCAAACGTCTCCTCTTCTACTACAATAAAATCATCATGATCCACTAAATATAAAGTGTCTGCGTTATCATCGTAAACCCTCACATACGTATTTGTAGTATTATTCTCAATTTTAGTATACGGTTCGAATATTATATATTCTAATTTTTGACCAATCTGTTTATAGTCTCGTATTGCTAATATTGATTTATATGTAGGGTACGGATTACCTTCTTTGTCTCTCTCAATTAAAAAAACACCGTTTGGGTCTGCTGCAATCTTCTCTTTCCAATAACTCTCTAGCCAATTTTCTAAAGATTTGCCATTATCTATAACTGATAATCGACCTCTGAATTTATCCTCCGTATCCTTACTTTTGAAATTATATGTTTTGTTTTTGCCCTTTGCGGAGAATACTTTATTTATTGGTGATGATAAATTTGAGAATAAATCCTTATTGCTTCTGGCATATTTTTGCCGTAGTTTTATCTGGTCAGCATTTTCTAATCCCGATATTTGTTCTAAATATTCAGTCTTACCAATACCGTAATAGTGCATTCTTAACCGCTTGTGCTGCTTCTTTAATGCACTAATTTCTTTTGTTTCGCCCTTATAGGCTTTTCTTAAAGCATCAATTTCGACAATCATCACTACAAAGATACGTCAAAATTTTGGACATTATCAAATAAAAGTGTCAAATATTTTTACACTATGTCAAATATTTATACAATATGGCTGGTATTTGCTGGGGAAATATCCCAGTATTGAAGCATTATAAGAGTGTCAAGATAATCAGGTGAACGCCCTAAAAGCTCTTTCATTTTATCTTTTTTTATCAATTCAATCTTACCGTCACTATCAACATTCCCCCTTTTTAAACACATTGATATTTCTTTTTTTATTTCTTCCTCTTGTGTCCGGTTGCATTTGATGTAGTAGTCCCTGTTGTTTATCTTTTCCGCTAATTTAAACGCGCATGCGGTTTTTATGTTTTTGTATTCTTTTTTATATTTAACGCTTAACTTAGTCGACCCACCGTGAAATGTCTTTATATTTTTTATATAACTTTCAAGATACTGTCCTAATCCATCACTATCTGCAACAATATTAGAGTTTGACACACCGTATCTAAGCTTGCTTTCTTTTAAGTCATTTTCTATTTCCTTCGCTGTTGACTTATTCTTATCTATAATTACAGTAATAACACCGCCATCCAACAATACAGCGATAAATTTATCCCTTCCCTGCATCGCTAAATCTGCACTGATTTTTTTATTACCACTTTGCACGTGGTCGTTTGTGAATAAGTCCTCTATAGCATCATATGAACAAAGCAACGCCGGGTCATCATCATAATCAAAATTACCATATATCTGCCTTTGTATAGTAACCTCGTCACCTGTATTCAGCATGTCTTTAATCCATTCTTTTACTGCTGGGTTTGGATTATCCGTGGGAAGTGCTGGTATAAATTTAGAGTGTTCAGATTCCTTTTTGTCTCTAAATGGAATATAATATCTAGTGTATATATGATTTTTTTGAGGGTTAAAGCATTCAAACTGCTTTCTTTTTAGTCCGTATTTATCATTATTCCTCCACCCAGTTCTCTCAAAAAGCTTATTAACTACGGAAATATCTGTTTCGTTACTTTCATCTATAGCTGATCTAGTTAATTCTAACCCTCCAAATCTAGTATTTAATGGATCTGAAGGCTTAAAGGCGGTGTCTATTAAAAATATGTCAGACTTATTAAATAGCGATATCTTATTTAATTGCTGGTTATAGTTATAATCCGAAGGCTTTAATTTATAAAACGCCATTTGTCCAAACAAAGTTAGTAAGACTGTTTTTTTTAATGTAGTTAATTCTTTCCTGGCTAAACCCCATGCTATATCCGGATATGCCAAACACTCAAGCAATATAGCAGTACATTCAATAATAGATTTACCACTCCTTGCAGAACCTCCATAACCTACTGATGTTGTAGTATTATCGTTTAATAATTCTAATGCTTTGATTTGCTTTTTGGTCATATAAAAAAGTTCGCCATTTGGATAGCTACCTATAGGAATAGAATTGTAAGCCCCCCTTTTATATAGCTCTATTATTATTTCTGTTGAGTGGTTCAATTAATCATTTTTTTTCTTCCTTAACTCATTTAACTTTTCGTCAAATGTTTTCTTTTTGCTTTCCGATTCTTTATATGCACCACAAATTTTAACGGCTGTATTAAATACGTCTTTTAAGATAAGCAGTTTATTTAATTTTTTATTTTCTTCTTTAAGCTTCTTAATTTCATTAGCCAAACAAAGCAAAGATTCAACTTGAAAACCCAACTGACCCCTATCTTGTATCCCTGACAGCTTACCAATCATTTCATTTAAATTTGTTTTGCTTTCTCTTGGCTTAACCATCGGGAAATCCTTGTAATTCCTTACCATTTTATAACTATTTAATTACTAGCTTTTTAGTCTCATTTGCTCAGTACAAAAACAAAGCTATATCACAATACTTCTTATAGCTGTTTTCATTATTATCTTAAACGCCTTCCAAGGTAATGATTTGTGCTTTTTTATCATTTCATTCAATTGCACCTCTAGCCTTAATAAGACCTCTAATGTTAGCTTATCCAATCCAGATTCAGTTCTAGTAGTCTGAATAGCTGTTATAACATCAAATAAATCTATCCACCGTTTCTTCCATAATCCTAATTTATAGAAATATGAAAACTTACGGGATTCTTTTAATACTCTACTTAGTATCTTCTTTGTTTGATTTTTCAAGTTCTTTAGATATTTGTAAACGTTTTTCTAATTCTTCTGTAGTTTGATTTTTCCATTCATTAGGAGACATCGACCCATCGGAGCTTTTATGGTCATTTTCCACTCTATCTTTCCAAAACCAATTAGCCTTTAAATTCATCAAAGCACTAGCCTCTTTAATGCTTCCTTTTTTACCATTACAATAACAATTTGATTGTATGTTATTATCTAACTCATTTTTAAGGCGTTGCAATGTCGGGAATCTGTTTGTTAAATGTGTAAATATTTGATGGAACGTTCCAAGCTCTCTCGCTATCTCTCCAATAAAATCATATTTATATCCTTTTACCTCTATTGCTTTTTCCCCTTGCTTTAAAAAATACGATTCCTCTTCATTCGATAGTTTAATCGCATCCTTAAATAGATTAGTAGCTTTTCTAAAGCTCCATTTTTCTGCATTTTTATTTCCGTATGGCGCTCCTGCTGGCATTTATTTTTTATACTTATCGTTTATTGTCTTTATTTCTCTTGGTCTATACACCTCACTTAAATATACTTTAAAATCAAACCCTTTTAATTGAGGCTTATCGTTAATAGTGTTATTAACAACCTCCATTAAATCTAATTTAGTTGGTTTTGCCATATCAAAATAAAGCGTTTTAGAATAACATTCATCACCGTTGTTATAAAAAATAATCTTTACCTCGCACGACTTTATTAGTTCCTTGCTCATTATCGCTTCTCTTTTAATGTTAGCCCTTCACCCGTTGGTATTATTTGATCTAATGCCCATGCTAAAGATTTTTCTATATAATAACATTCGTGTTGAGGGGCGTTATACATATTGCAAATATACAACATTTTAAATTAATAGTCAATATGGTTTTCAATTATCACTTTCACCACCGAAAACACAAATATTAATCCGGCTATTGTCCAAAATATTATCCATCCTTTTTTCATATCTTTTAAGTATTTAGTTAAATCTTCAAATTTAGCTTGTAGTACCATTTTACGCCTTATTTTTCTGTATTGTCGAGGTGAAATAGAATTGCAAATTTTATCTATCAAATCGCTATTATAATTTTCAACTTTCATCATCCATAATTTTAAATTCAATATTGTCACCTAATTTATACCCAATTACAATATCCCCTTGTTGTTCAGCCGTGATAGGCACACTTGACAATTTAGATGTAACAACATTCTTGAAATCA